ACCTTACCATGCTTGTAGAATACATCTACAATCTTGTTGTATATGTAGGTAATCAAGTAGGCATCTACTTCATCATTGTCTCTTTGAGGTCTATATCCAATGAAGTCCCATATATTATTCTTTATATGTTCAGCTTCATGGACAATACTACTTCCTCTCTTAGAGTCCACAGCTACTAATGATGCTCCATACTGAGATTTTGTTATGGCTCTTGGCTCTGGACCACCATCAAACAAGTGCTCTACTTCTTCCCACTTATCAAATATGACTATAGTTAATTTATAGTCAAAGATGGGTATATTTATCTTCTTTTGTGTTACCATGACTTTTTCTCCTTTTAGTCATTTCAACAAACTCTATTATGGACATTATTAAGCAAGCTGTGATTTCTCTACTCTTCCTGACAAATTCATCCAAGTCTTTCTTAGACTAGCTTAATTCTTTGAAACCAATTTCATGCTTGCCTTTAGGTAATTTGCCTTCTCTCACATAATTATCAAAGGTTGCTCTACTCACATTCAAGTATTCACAAGCAGCATATTTACTTAGTCTCTTCTCTTTATCAGTTAATTCCTTTAATGTATCAATCAACTTGGTGGCTTCTTATGATTCTTAACATACACATACAATATTATAAATAGTGAAACACCTGTTATTACACTATGCAGCATTAACAACTCAAAGTTTGTGATTGGTATGCCTACATAGTAATCAATTATGTTGATTATATCAGTTATCAAGATATAATGTAAGAACATCTTGTGATATAAATAAAACCTAAATACTGTTGCAGATAAATACATAAATATCCAAGTAAGCAAAGACATCCCTGCAATATTACTTAGTACAGGGATGTCAATACCAATATAAGCTGTGGCAGTGTTAATTACATAGAATAATGCTATAAGCATAGGTATATACTTCAGCATTATCAGTAATAACTTATACAAAGACTTACTTTTAATGATTAAATTTTTAATTGTTACTTACTCTTTTTACCTTTGCCTTTACCTTTGCAACCACATTTCTTTGCCATAATAACAGTATTTAATGGTTAAACAATTTCTATAGTTATCTCTTCTTCTCTTGCAATAGCTTCCTTCATCATCTTAACCAGTCTTTCCTCATAAGGAGTTGAGTTAAGTACCTTCCCTACTGCCTTGTTCTCCCCTACAAGTATGCAACCTGCTGAGTCTTTAGCAGTGTTTCCTCTGTGAATCAGGGTACCTTCAAATGAAGGTACATCAAGCAGTCTTGGTAGTTCTCTCTTAAACTTAGGAGACATATTTACCACTATCTTGTATGTGCCAAAAGGAATACAAGTCTCTCCATAAACCTTTGCTTCACCATTGTCAAACTTCCCATTCTTATTCACATCTCTATTCTTGTCTTCAAGAGTATTAGAAAAGAATGAGCCATCAACATAAAGATTACCTATTGTATAGGTGTCCTTAAAATACTTTCTTTCAAGCTTTAGTTTCATCTTTATCCTCCTCTGTATGGGGAGCTACCTCCCCTAATATTTCTCTAATCTGTTCTTCTGTGTAGAACTTTCTCTTGATACAACCATTATCAAGACATGAGTTATTCAATAGTCTATGAATAACACCCTTCAATCTATAAACTTCTATCCTGTTATTTTCAGCCAAGTCAATATAGAACTGAAGTTTCTTATTGTTGTCCTTTACAATACTCTCATAAAACTCAAGTGACTTCTTCAGATTTTCAATTTCATTAGAATCCACCTCAGTATTGTATTTCTTTCTTGCGAAGAACCATGATGTCCAGCCACTGACTATTGTGGTAATAAGCCCTATACCTCCAGTAATTAGAATACCTACATCAATCATAATACCTTACTTTACAATTTCAATGAATCTTTGTTGTTTGTTCTCAATATAAGGGTTCTTCTCCACAACATTCACTTCTACTACTTTATGCTTCTTTTGAAATAGCCTGAGTAACCAACATTTCTTTGGGGGATTTATAGTCTCTTTCTTATAATCCACCATTATATACTTCTCACTGACAAACTTAGGGTCTGTAGTGATTGTACTTGGATATTTAAGCCCAAGCCTCATTTGATACCACTTATCTCCTACAAGTGTATCTATGTCTAATGTAGGTTCTCTGAACAGAGTATCTCTAAATACTATTGTATCTTTCTTTGTAGCCTCAGATAAAAGATATTGCATCTGCTTCAAATTATCATCCTTTATCTTTAACTCCTTCCTGACATCATTCATCTTTTGCAAGATAGAGTCATTGTAGTAGTTAAGTTGCTCTACAGTGAACTTGAATACTCTATTCTCTTCTTTTAGGGAGGAGTTCTCAGCTATGAATGCCTTCTCATTAGATATTGATATAGACAATTCTTCCTTCAAACTTTGATTCTTATTGTATAAAATATAAGAACCTATAGCAAGTGATACTAATAAAGCAGATACTATAATTCTTATATATTTTGTTACCATAGTATATATCTTTAATAAGATACAAATATATGAAAAATAAATCACCTATGCAATAGCATAAGTGATTTACTAATATATAAATATTTTAATTATAATATTCTTTAACAGATGATAAAACCCCAAGAATATCTGTTAGATATTCAGTAGTTAAGTTTATAAACTTCATAGGTTTTCCAATTCTATAACTTTCTATAATAATATAGATGCTGTCAGAAGTAGAAGCTATTGAAGAATATCCACCTACTATCTCTTCATTAGAAGTTAAAAGTTTTACTTTAAACCAGTTATGGCAATCAGGAGAAACTCTTAATAGCTGAGAATGTCTTTCATACCCATCAGGATTATAGATATTACAAAATAACCAAAATGGTTGAATTTCTTTGTTAGCTCCGGGTATTGTAAATCCTTCTACCTTTGCAAACCCTGCATTATCAATAGAATCTTCTATTGTATTTGTAATTCTAGTTTCATAGTCAGCTTCCCAATTATCAATAGAAAATGATTCTCTATCATCTATAGGAGTTACTTGGAAAAATATATGTCTATAAACTTTTTCAGCATTCCAAGCAGCCTCTGTCCCACCTCTACCATTTATACATATTTGATTAGGTTTAGCTTCTGCTATTGTAAGTTCATCCATCATTACTCCAAAAGGAGTATGTGGACTTGTTTCCCAAGTTTCCCCATAGTCTTTTGAATATACTATAGATGCTACAGATTCAATTATATCCACAGTATTAGCAAAAGATGAATCTTCAACTGTAGGATAACCATTACTATCAACAATCCAATTACCTTTTTCATCTTTGCTAGCTTTATATTTATTAATAAGTTCTCTTCTTTGGAAGCATATAACTCCATTTGAAAGTTGTACACCTGGATTTGGAGATTGAGTAACTCTATGTAAGTAAGCATATCTCTGCTCTTCTGGATGAGATGCAAAGTATTCTTTTTCTTCATCTCTTAAAGAGTTATATTTCTCAGTCATATCACTGCTTTTGACAAATGGTACTGATTTTTTAAGTTCCCATGTCATTCCATAATCATTAGATACATATAAAAATGCTCCATCTAAAGAGTAGAGCTTGTTGTTTATTCTGTCATAGGTTAAATATCTATGACCTCCAGTCCACTTACTTGTCCATGTCTTACCTTTATCAGTAGAGAAACTATTAAACACATTTTGATAAGCATCTGTTTTTCCACACATGCCTCCAATCATTATTGTTCCATTTGGAGCAGTTACCATAATAGGCTCTACAAATGAATCATATTCACCAGTATTATCACCAAATTCATTTACAGATATTGGAATATTATATGTTTCCTCACTTGTATAAGATGACGGAGTATAAGATATAATTTCAAAATTAATATCTTCATCTGTATTATTTGCATTTGCAAATGATATCAGTAATGGTCTAGAAGATTTCAGTGTAAAAGTTGTTTGGTTTGTATCTACATTATATGAAGTTTCAGGAGCAGATAATATAGATACATTATATCTATATAAACAGTATCTTAAATTAAAATCATCACTTTTATTTTCAGTAATACCAATTACTTCATATATATTCATAGTTTTAATATTATTACTTAAAACTAGTTTACCGGGAAGCATTGGTACTAAAGTACAAGCTCTTTTATTATTAGAACCAATTTTAGTATGATTTAAATTTCCTCCAATTTCTGGTTGATAACCATATCCTGTACCTATTGTTAAATTTCCGGGGTTTTCTCCCATATTAGAAAAGAGTATCTTATTTGGGTCGTACTCTGGTGGGTAAGGGCTATTAGTAATCTTAATGATTTTAGAAATATCAGTGTCAGACTCTATATTATTATAGAACTGAACAGCTGCTATATCATATTCTTTAAAATTATGATAAAATATATCAGTAGAACTTATAATTTTCTGATAAGTTAAAACACCCTCAATGATTTTAAATAATTTAACCTGATATGATAATTGTGTGTAATTTTCTATTGTAACAAATTTAGGTTTATCAATAATATAAGACAAACTTCTAGTATTATATATAAAATTACCACTATTATCTACAAACCCTTTGTTAGCATTACTTTCTCTTACTAAAATAGTGTAACTACCAACAGTAAACATATCTTTTAAAGACTCTTTATAAGAATCTAAATTAGTGTTTACTTCTGTAATTTTTTGAGACTGTTCCTTTAAGTTATCATTTAATACTTGTTCAGGTACAGTGATTTCTATTACAGGCTCTAATGTAGACCAATCTTTATCAGCATTAATAAATGCTAGAGACATATAATTCACAGCCTGTGCTGTATATTCTATACCATTATGGACTTCTAGAGAAGCTACATATTCTAAACCATTTGCTAAATCAATACCTTTATGATATTTTACAAGAACTTTATATTTAGTATCATCAAAGGTTACTTTATATTTAGTATAAGGAGATATTCTAAGCAAACATGCTTTTCTATCATCTAATCCATTTTTACTAGTTCCATACAATAATAACCCATTATTAGTATAATATCCATAGATTAAATAATCTTTTAATTCTATAGTTTTATTAAAGTTAGACCAAGCAATATTAGTAAATATTGGACCAGCAACAATCATATCTGTCCCATTCCAAGAATATATAACACCATTATATGTATATAATTGTCCTATAGTTGGTTTTATGACTTTTATTGTAAAATCAGTAGGAGAATTAAATGATGTAACCATGTGCACTTTTTTTACATAAGATTGATAATAGTATTCTCCTACTCTAGACACATTTACATACCCTGATGATACAGCATAAGAAGTAAAATCTACTAGAGTTATAGGTTCTATTTTGTTTACATAGCTTTGATTTGCAAAAGAATCCCAATTTTCAATAGTTCTCCAATTTGATACTGAATTACCCGTAAAGGTATATGTCTCCCATCCATCTTTTGTTAGAAACTTACCTTGAAATCCTAGTACTCTATCCTTTGAAGGTACCTTAGCAATAGCTTGTTCCAATGTAAGCACTTCAGCTATATGGTCACTATTATAATTAGTAGAGATATTAACTACACCTCTCCTATTTATAATATTATCAAGTCTTTCATTTTCCTCATCATAAATAGCCTTAACAGAAGTAACAGGATATACATCACTACTTTGAGTACCTCCCACTAACTCATTCTCTAATAATTTCTTAATTTTTCCAGCCATAATATTATGATTGTGTTACTGTTATTTGTATTGTTGATTTATCACTAAGAGTAGCTGTACCTCCAGTCACTCTGCCTGTTTCATCTGTAGTTAATTCAATAGCTGTAACTGATTTACCATTAGCCCCTGCTGCACCCTTTTGACCTGCTGGTCCTTGTGCACCAGTATTACCTTTATCCCCCTTTTCTCCTTGGGGTCCAGCAGGACCTTGTGCACCAGTATTACCTTTATCCCCCTTTTCTCCTTGGGGTCCAGCAGGACCTTGTGGTCCTTGAACTCCAGATGCTGCATCTGTCCACCCATTTGGACCATAAAATTTAAGCTTAAATGTACCATCTTGTAAGGGAAGTAGCCACCCAACCTCCTTTAGATTGGGTGCTACACTTGATATAACAATGTCTTTAATCTTAATCATACCTATTTAGTATTAGTTGTTGTTTTCTTTTTTAATGCTTGTCTTTTTACAGATATTTCATCTTCATGTTTTTTCTTATCATGATTTAATCTATCTCTATCAAGCTTTAATCTCTCATTGAACTCTCTCATTTTCTCCATCAGATTTGCCTTGGCTTCCTCAGAAAATTCCTGCTCTACAATACCATCATCATCTTTATTGTTAGCTTGTATTTGAGCTATCATGAGTTTAGTCTCATTATCTCTGATATTAGCCTGCTCTTTCTGTTGAAGTTCAGCTTGTCTCTGTTCAGCTTCTATTTGGGCAATCTGCTGTTGAGACTCCAATTGCTGTTGCTGTGCTTGAGCATTTCTTTCTTGTATAGCTTGTTCATCTTTCTCTACAAGTCTCTGTTTTTCTGCAAGAGAGCTTGAACTGTATAACTTCATAATAGTTGAGAATGACAGAGTCTGGTTTTGAAGTGCAGCTTGTGCCAATACATCAAGTTTCTGTGATAACTCTTGAATACCTTGGCTATTATCAACTACCAATCCATAGTCAGCATCTGCAAATTCATCACCATCAATCTCCATAACTCTTATTGAATTATCTGATAATATGTATTGAAATTTCTTACTTCTACCTTTAAGTGCTATTTTAGCTGTCTCAAGAAAACACTCTAAAACTCTCTTCTTGACATCATCATGCTGTACAAACAACCATTCTGTGATATGTGAGGATTGTAGAGTTGCTCTTTCTACACCACCTACAGTTTCTCTATTACTTACTTGACCTTCTCTTTGTCTTGTAATACCTGCTACTTCTGACATCTCCATCTTGATAAACTCAAGGAGATTAATCTGTTGCTGTATTGAATTACCAAACTCAGCATCAATTACTCCAGAAGAAGCATTGTTAAGAGCACCTGCAAGTTTACCTGTTGAAGCACCAATATTACCTTCCCTAAAGCTATCTTCAACTGCAAGACCATTAGCCTTTGCATAATACATCCACTTTTCAACATCCCATCCTTTAGGTATCTTTGCTAAATCAAGCTTCAATATCTTTCCCCAGTTCTTAGCCATCATCTTGTTCAGTCTATCATGAATAGCATCATACAAGTAATTATACTGCTTCATCATATCTACAAGAGAGAATGGTCTACTGTCATTGAGGTTGTATATAGAACCTATAATACCAAAGTGACATCTTGATGGGTTGGACAGTCTGTTATATTGTACAACTCTTGGTCTCATATTCACATAAATATCAGTACCAATCTTTGTACCCTCCCAAGCCTCATTTATATAGAAAATCTGTTCCTCTTCCCCAGCATCCTTATCAATGATGTAAGTCTCAGGATAGAAGTTATATACCTCTTCTCCTGTCTCTGGGTCATAAGATTTAACCTTCTTGATTCTTCTTCTTGACTTCCAATATACTCTAAGTACTCTAAGGTTGCCAGCTAAGTCATAAGGAAGAAGGGAATTTGAGATGGAGTCTGAGAATAAATTGAATGGGTCAAAATAGAAACCATCAGTGCTTATCTCTTCTCCTACCATGTGATTATTCACATACCCAAATCTCTCATCAATGTTATCCATAGAATCTATAGAGGCTTGACCAACATGGTCAGGCAGTTTTTCTATATATTCCATGTCTTTCTTACTTAATACATCATAGTAAGTATCTATTACTCTTCCCGGACTCCAATAGTCCTCTATAATAATCATGTCTGCATTTTCTATCCTATTAGAATACCCAGACTTGAAGATTCTTACTTTTAATGGATTAAGTCTTTCAATAACAGGCTCTCCACCTACTATATCACATTGATATATCTCCTCTCCCACAACCATAGCATCCATAAAACCATTATTAAATAGTAGTGGAATGTTATATTCCTTCACATAATGGTTAAGAAGAGCATTTGCTCTAATCTCTCTCATGTCCTGCCATTCATAGGTATAATAGTCATTCAGCTTTTCAAGTTCTTGATTGAACTCCTCTTCTGACTGTGAAGTATCTGCTATAAACTGTTGAAGTCTTTGAAGTAATTCTCCTTTCTTGTTATTCTCAATCTCAGAGATGGCATTAGGGTTAGTAACTACTACCCTATAATCAAATACTCTCTTTGATTCCTCACCTCTAAGAACATTTAACTTGCTATTCATAATAGGATAGTGCTGTATTCTATCAGGCACAAATCCAGCTCTTATATTCTCAGGGTTCAGTACAAGCTCCAAATCTGTCATGTGAAGTTTACCATTCAACAAGTCATAGTTAATCTTCTTATGAATCACAGATTTTCTTACAAGACTATAGTTAAAGAAAGTCTTGCTGTCTGCCCAATCCAAGTGCCTCTTTCTCCAAGCCTTGTTCTTCTTACTAAAAGGCAGTTGTTGTGGTGGTAAATTTATTAATTCAGACATATTGATTCATTTTATTTTCGTGCAAAAATAAGTAAAATAAATCACTTATACAAGTATATAAGTGATTTATTAAGTATTTATATCTATTTTTGCTAAATTTACTGTTTGAATCTTGCATCATAGTTGGTCTTGAAGAATGGGTCATTGCCTAAGTATGAAGCAGAGGCATCCTCATCCTTACTCTTGCTTACCTCACCATTATAGAGAATTATCTTATCCTCTCTAAGCAGCATAAGCATACCCATAGATGAGATTCTATCAAAGTTACCTTCTGAATTGTACAGTATAAGCTCCTTTATCAATGCTCTTGACCTCAAAGTATATAGATTGGGAATCATTACTTCTTGGTCTTCACCATCAATTGTTTGTATTACAGGAACTGGTCTTAATAGCCAAGACCTTAATAGGTTTCTTGCATAAGCATTTATAGCTGCTGTAGCATTAGTACCTTTAGCCTTGTTTCCATAGGAACTGCCCTTGACCATATCTTTATCTTTCAAGAAGTCAAGTACATCAGTAAGTAGATACAAGCAATTCATCTTTGAGAAATATGCAAATAATCCCTTTTTGTTATTTTCATAATTCATTCTGCCATTGTAGAATAGACACATCTTTCTGCAAATCTCATAGAAGTCATCTGCAAATAATGGTCTACCTGTGTACTCAGCTACTACCTTGTCAGTCCATAAATCAAGCACATATACAGAACCAAGAGACATAGTATTTGACTCATCATCATCATAAGGGTCACACCCTAATATGTATCTATTATCAAATACCCTACCTGACCTGTCTTTCTCAGGTAGCTTATATATCTCAATAGCACCTTCTATCTTGTTATCCTTATGTGGAAATTCCCTTATAGGTTGGTCTGAAGTAGGCTTAAATTCCACCTCCTTACTACTATTGATAGTCAAGTCACCCACATATACATCATCATACTCTCTTGGGTTTGCATCCAATTGACCTAATCTTTCAGTAAGGTCAGTTACTGGGAACATATTGACACCAGTCTTTACAATAGCTTCAGCAGGAGTAATAGGAACCTCAGCAATAGTCTTGATTACAGTATTAGGGTCAGTAGAATTATACTTAACCCTATACCTGTTCATCAATATCTCAATCAGTGCTTGTACTACATCAGATACACCATCTCTATTATAGCATCCTTTTCTATTGATATACCCCGGAAAGAAGAATACAAAGTATCTTTTACCTTGATTGTTTTTATCATACACATTAGGTAAAGCATACATATTATAACCTCTTGGGTTATACATAATCTCCTGAGCACCAGCAAAGTCTGATTCATTATCACCAGCAGTACCTTGTAGGTACATAAGACCAAACACATAATCACCTTCCTGTACAGAAGGAAGCATTACATTATACAAATCAATAAGTCTTGGAAATGTACCAAACTCCTCAATACCAATAAATGCAGCTCTCTTACCTCTTAATTTGGACTCATCATCTTTTGATGATACTCCCAATACTGAGTTTTGTGTACCCTTCTCAATATCAAGCTCCAAATCCTTATATCCCATTTTCCAAACCATGTCTTGAAGAGATGATTTAAGCTTCTTTCTTGGGAACTGGGTATGTTCAGCACAGAAATTAGCCATTGAGACAAATTTATTAAGTACACCATCCTTTGTCAAGTACTCTTTCTGATAGGCTGTAGCAATAGATACAATCTCTTCACAGGCTGTACTATTCTCACCTAATACAAAGTTATGAGTAAGAATTGAAGCCATTGAATAGGACTTTGATTTACCTCTGGAGGCTAACTCTGCACCATGATTACCACCTAAGAAGTCATTATACAGACCACCACTTCTGGCTTGCTCCATATAATGAAATCTCCAATAAATGCCTTCCCACATTTCAGGGAAGTCCACAATTCTATCTGCCTGCTTAGTACCTTTCCTAATTTTTGATTGTATAATAGGACAGTAATTCATATAGAAGTAAAGAGGTCCTGTAACCCACTCACCATCAGACTCTCTTACATATCCATTCCAGCACCTGTCTCTCTCCTGTCTAATCCATTTACCATACTCACTATTAGGATTGGCATTAGGTCTTAGGCTTGTAAAACACCCATACTTCTTATAGTGAAGTGCAGTAGGTCTGAAGTAATCCATATCCTCAAGAATATGAGGATTAACTAAGTTCACTATTATTCTACCTTGTGAGTCTCTTGGTCTGTCTTTGGCATACTGTCTTGCAGGAGAAATCAATCTCTTAACAAACTCTACATTATTGATTATGTCTAATAACTGGTCTTGTACTTCTTGTGGTAATCCACTGAGTAACTCATCAGTTATTTGAGTTTGATACTTATTCATCAATATAACCATTGTACTCTCCCTTTACAACCTGTTCATAGAAATTAGAGCCTATCCAATTGAATATCAGCCTACTAAGTTCTACATTCATCCTTCTTATCATAACCTCTTCCTGACCATCAAGGACTTTTGCAGTCTCCTTTACTGTTATTACTCTATACTTCTTGCCACCTTTTACAAACCATATCACAGACTCATATTCCTTGTATGCCTTAAATGTTTGATGTGGCTTTACAGTCCTCTGAAGTACAAGATGTCCAGTAGTCTTTATCTTGAGTGCATCTCTCTTATCTTCAATAGACCTATTAAGTCCTTCTATAATATCTTCTGCTTTCATACCTTAAATGTTTAGTCCATCCTCCATTATTGTCTTCTCACCTTGACCTCTCATCTTACCAGCTACCATAGATTCCTTGGCTATGGCTTTTTCAGCATCATCCAAATCCTTCACAAGTGATGGAACTTGTTTGATAGTAGCTGTAATTGTATTCAGTGTATATATAGGCTTACCCTTGTCATCTGTTTGTGTAAGGTCTATGTCTCTCAACAGCTTCCTTAATTTATCAACTGCATATCTTGTGTCTTCAAGAAGAAGTACAGAAGTAGGTTTGAAACTATTATAAAATTCCATAGCAGCTAATACTACTTTATCAGGTTCCCATTTCTCAGGTAATCCCTCACCTTCCTTAATAGCTTGCTTCCTCTGTTCCTCATCAGTAAGATACTGATAATCACTTCTTGGGTCACAGAAGAAGTAGATAAAGCCTAATTCCATCATAGCCTTATCCTTATTCTGAGACCTATCTCTTTGCCATATCTGTTTGAAGGGCTTCAATAGTAAAGCCTCAGGCTCAATTACCATTTTATAACCCTCATATTTGAACAATCTTATCATAACTAAAATAAAAGAAAAAGAGCCTGTCAGGTTTAATCTTCCCAACAGGCTCTCCTATAATTATACAATCAGCTTCTTCTTTTCTGGCTTAATCAAGGTTGAAGGAGTTGGGTCTGGAACCTCTTCATATTCCTCAATTATGAAATCAATATCTCTATCTTGAAGTAGAAGGCATTGCTTACCATCCATCTCAATCACATCAAAGTTATACTTTACTACAGGATTGTCAGTAACTACACCATCTTTAAGTGTGCCTGCCTGATGCTGCTTGACAGCAAATCTTGTAGGGTTTACACAAACCAAATCTCCAACTTTAATATCTCTTACTGAACTACCTACAGCTAGTACAGTCTGATATTCCTTAATACCTCCCTGTTGCTTTGTAGTATCAATAAGACCTCCATTTGTCATCACATCATGTTCATACTTATCCATTGTAGTGATAAGAGCAGTGAACATAGGTTTTATCTTTTTAACCTTCAACATATTCAATAACTTTTATACCATATTCAAGAGCAGCCTCATGCTCAATTTTACAACCTCTAAACTTTTCCCAGCCCTTTGCAAAGTATGCAACATCTGCTGTAGATAGTAACTCCAGTGATTTGCCTAAGAACCATAAAGGTCTTGCATCTACAGGGACATTCTTAAAGAAACTGTCAATGACTTCCACATCATCTTCAAGTGCTATCTTAGCTGCCTCAATAGCTTTTGCTCTTTCAGCTTCTATCTCTTCATTTGTCTTACCCTTCATGGGCTGACTAATAAATAACTTTTTCATTTCTTCTCCCTTATCTGTCTAATATATTTGAATCTTTTCTTAACACCCATCATCCTGTCAAATGTACAAGTCAATTTGCCTAATGATGGAATATTGAAATTTGTTCTTAGTTTAGCAAATTCCTCTTCACTAATATCATCCTTTAATGGTAAGGACTGTATAGTTTGTTTTATGAACTTCCAATAAGATTTGTAAGCTGCATCTACCACTTCTACTGGAATATCTAATTCCTTAGATACCTTACCAATTATATCAGGATAATTCATTTCAATTCAAAAAGTAACAATAGTTGGAAAGTACCAGTCTCTTCATCAATGTTAGGTATAAATCTTGGATTTATCTTACCATCAATAATGACCTTATTCTTTCTTAATTTACCCATAATCACTTGAAAGTGTGGAAGAGTTATATTACACTCTTCCCTTACTTTCTTCTTAGTATCTTCACTCATTGTAACCTTATCAAGAATGTCATTATCCTTAATAACTTTACTGAGTTCATATCTTTGCTTTACGAAGCTTGTGATTACATCAATCTCTCTATCAGTTAATTTATGAAAAGGCTCTAAGAACTCAAACCAATATCTAAAGAACTTACCATTTAATGAAGTAGGAATCCTGACGATGTTATTTGCTTTCTTAACCATCTTTATATTTCCATTTATATCCTCCAGCAGAAATTCTTTCTCCTCTACAGCAGGTAGCAATATTTCTATGAGAAATTCCAGTTTGTTTTGATGCTTGAGATGTAGAATAGTATTCAGCTATAGGT